TGCGCGTGGAGGCGATGCGGCCCGAGCAGGACCCGGACTACGAGTCGATGCGGGAGGCGCGCATGCAGGCGCTGCGCCTGGTCGACCTCCAGAAGCTCTCGGCTCAGGCGCGCCGCCGCCGCCGGGTGGGGACCGCTGCCGACGAGACCGCGGACGCCTCCTGAGGCGACGCGCCCGGGCAGCGCCTCGGGGCCGCCCCGATTCGCGAGCATCGCGACGGATGATGTACAGTAGACGGGTTGCCAAGGCAGCGGAATGAGCGCCCGTAGCTCAATGGATAGAGCATCTGACTACGGATCAGAAGGTTAGGGGTTCGAGTCCCTTCGGGCGCACCACATCCTGAGCGGCCTCCACTTCGGTGGGGGCCGCTTCGGCGTTTACGCCCTCTGCCAGCCATTCGAGCGGCTGCCGCGTGATCTGAGCCCAGCGCACGAAGTTCGTAGCGCTCGGCTCGGTACGACCCAGCTCCCACGCTGAGACCGTGGTGCGAGCCACGCCGAGCGCCCGCGCGATCTGCGACTGATCGAGGTCCGCCGCGATCCGGGACAGGACGAGGCGGCGGGCGAGGCCCAGGCCGGTGTCGTTAATCATCGTCATGTCGTGATGGTATCGCGCGCGAGGACGAAAAACACGACACGCCGTCATCAATGCGTGTCGTTCGTCCTCGCGCTGCGTTGTATGCACCTGTGACGAAAAACGCGACATGGCGACGAGGACGGCCACCACCACGCGTCCCCTCGTGGACAGGGGACGCCCGCTCGACCGTCGCGACGACGGCCAAGGGCAGCCGCTCACGATCACGTGAGCGAGACACGCGGGAGGCGCTCCGCGAAACAAGATGCCCCCGGCCTCACGAGCACTGAGGTACCAACCCGAGCGGATCGGGCGCGGCGGTCAAGGCATGACCGGGCGTCGCACCCACAACACGACCCCGATCCGCATATCCCGTCCGTGACGGCCCGAGAGGGCCGTGCCAATACGCGACCGAAGCTCTGGCTCCGTGTACCGCAGGCCCCTCCGAAGCACCTTCCCGTGCGTAGGGGGGCCGTGCTCCCTCAACCCTTCACCATCCCCGCAGGCGGGAAGAACAGATGTCCCACGCTCACGACTTCGATCCCCTCTCCGGGTGGTGCTCGCGCTGCGGCTATCGCAACGACGGACGCCTGATCGACCTCAACTCCGGGACCGAGTACCGACCTGGCCCCGACTACAGCCCGGCAGAACTCCGCGAGTACCACCAGTGGCTCGACCAAATGACAGGAAGTAGGACCCTCGCATGACCACCACTGCTGAGCGCAAGACCTACGCCGACTATGTCGACGAGGACATGGACCGCATCATCGTCCGAGCGCAGACGCTCTACGCGCTGTCCAAGCCCGCGATCCCGTGGCCCATCGCCGGTGACCTCATCCGCAAGCCGTTCGAGGAGCGAGCCGCCGACGAGCTATGGGCAGAGGGCGCGCTGCACATCGACCCGTCGCTGCCCTACTACGAGTCGGGCTGGGCATCGTGATCGACCTGGACATGCCGGTGCCCTTCCGCATCGAGGTCGAGGGCGCAGCGCTTCCTCGGTTCATCCCCATGATCGTCGAGGCCGCAACCAAGATCACACCGATGGACGGCGGAACCCTCACCATCACTCTCGGCGAGGCGGTGCAGCGATGATCCTCCAGGGCCTCAACGGCGGGGGCCTCCTCGCACTCCTCGTCGTCGCCGTGCCGGGGGCTGTTGCGATCGCCCGAGCCGCATGGGGCCGGCGATGACCGCCTGGCTCATCCTCGCGCTGCGCGAGGTCGCCTCGTGGCTCGACGGGTTCGGAGATGACCGTCACCTCGTGGCGGACCCGGCGTGCGTCCAGTACCGAGCGCCGCGTCCTGGCTCGCGCCTCGACCGGCTATCTCGTGGAGCGTCGTGCTATCCGTGCATGCGGCGTCGGGTGTGGGGGCCGGAGTGACCGCCAAGCATCGGGATCCCGAGTACCTGCGCAACGCCCGTCTGATCCGCCAGCAGGTAGCCGCAGCACGTCGCGGCGGGCGCGAGGTTACGTGCTGGCGCTGCCGCCGCGCGATCGACCCTGAGCAGCGTTGGGACGTGGGGCATATCAACGCGGACGGCGGGCACGACCTCAGCAACCTCGCGCCCGAGCACCGCTACCGCAGCGGCCAGTGCGTCGGCAACCGCGCAGCCGGCGGCCAGCTCGGCGCAGCTCGACGACAGCAGCGCGTCGCGATCCGCACCTCCTCCACCGTCTCGACCGGCTCGCTCTCGTGGTGACCGAACGGCTGGCGTCCGTCACCCGCATCCCGACGCTGTACGCCCGGATGCATGTGTGCCCCACGCCGTGCCGCTGGTGCGGCTCGGTCGCCGAGTGCGAGCACGACGAGTGCTGCGACAGGTGTGACATGCGCATCGGCGTCGCTGTCTGTGGACTCGACCTCGACTGCCCGTGCCACGGCCCGCTCGTCCCCACTGTCAAGCCCTGATCAGGAGTCTTTTTTATGCTCGCCACTGCAACCCCCGCCTCCGGCTCTACAGCCTCATTTTTCCCCGAGATTGAGCAGCACTGGCTCATGGACGAGGCCGCATGGCTCGCCCATCGGGCGCTCGCGCTGGAGCCGGACGAGGTCACCGACCTCACGACGACCGAGCGGGACCGCCGCGAGTTCCTGACCGGGATGCAGCTCATGGGCCAGCACGTCGACCGCGACGGCAACCCGCAGGATCCCAAGCCGCAGCAGCTCCTCGTCGTCGACATGCTCGCCGCCGGCCGAACCATCAACGCCATCCTCATGCCGCGACGCTCGACCAAGACGACCACGATCCTCGCCGTCATCATCGGGCGCTGCGCGTGCCGGCCGCGCCAGAACTCCGCGTTCACGCTCGCGACCACCGGCCTCAAGGCGCGAGAGAAGTTCGCCCACGAAGTGCTCGACGTGATCGAGGCGACCTACCCGGACCCCAAGGCGCGCCCCGTCAAGGTCGTGCGCCAGGCCGGCTCGGAGTCGCTGCGCTTCCCCAACAGATCCGTGTTCGCCGTTCACGCACCGATCGGTGACAACTTCCGCGGCTCGGCGTACGACGCCGTCCTGATCGACGAGTCCGGCCGCGCCAAGCCCGAGATGACAGACGACCTCCTCGCAGCGATCCCGCCGACGTTCGACACGACCGGCGGACAGTTCATCATCACGGGCACCGCGGACAAGCACCGCTCGGGCAACCTGCTCTACGAGGTCACCTTCACCAAGGCAGCAGACCTCGGAGCGGGCGTGCTGCGCTACAACGCGCCGGACTCGACAAGCGACGAGGAGCTGGCCGACTGGGAGTCGACCCCGGACCACCCCGAGGCGAACGTGCGCGGGCTCGTCGAGCGGCACCACCCCGGCATCGGGAACCTCACCACCCTCGACGCCGTGCGCCAGAACTTCGCTCTACAGCCGCGGCAGAAGTTCATCTTCGAGTACCTGGGCATCTTCGGGGACGAGGGGACCGCCACCACGCTCATCAGCCCCGCAGCCTGGACCGGCACGCTCATCCCCGGCGCGCTGCCTGACAACCCCGGCCAGTTCTCGCTCGCGATCGCCATTCACCCGGACGGCCTGTGGGCATCGGTCGGCGTCGCCTGGCAGCACACGCTCGAACCGCTCGACCTCGTCGCCGTTGCGCTCGACGACGGCCAGCGCGAGACCCGCACCGCTATCGGCGTCCTGCACCACCAGCAGGGCACGCGCGGGTTCTGGCAGCGCGTGCTGCTGCTCGCCCGCCAGCACAAGACCCCGATCATCTACGACGGCGCAAGCCAGGCGGCGCTCGTTGAGGTCGAACAGCTCCAGCGCGCAGCGCCGCGGCCGGCGTTCGAGGTCGCCAAGACGCTCGACGTGCGGCAGGGCGCGACCAAGCTGCTCAAGCTACTCGACACCGGGCAGCTCGCTCACTGGCCGCAGGACCGCCTCGACAACGCTGCCGCGATCGCGACCAAGCGCGCGATCGGCACCTATGGCGGGTTCGGACTCGGCCGTCCCAAGGATCAGCCGGACGCCGACATCACGCCTCTGGAGGCCTGCACGCTCGCGCTCCAGTTCGCTCCCAACCCGACGACCACGACCGGCATCGCCGGCTCTATCGAGTTCTCCTAGGAGGTCACCGTGACCGACAGCAGCCCGATTCGCCTGGACGAGTCCAGCGCGCTCATCGTCATCTACTGCACCGAGCACGACTGGTACCGGGCGTCCCGCTTCCACCGCGACGAGGCGCGCGACGCCGCGTGCGCCCACGAGGAGCGCGAGCATCCGATGGACAACAGGCACCGCGAGGCGCGCCGGCTGCGCCGGCTCTACGCCGAGTCCCGGCGTGTCGCGATCGCTACGACGGTCTGAACCTACGAAACCGGGCTGAGCGTCTACAACGTGGGAATCTTCGGACGGAACATCGAGCGGGTGTACGGCGAGCGTGCAGAGGCCGGCGTGCTGGTCACGCCGCCGGCCCCGCCGCTCTCGATCCTGTCGCCCTGGTCGCCGCAGGACAACCTCGTCACGTGGGCGATCGACGACGCTCTCGGCGGGCTGCTCGACCGGCAGAATGTGCCGGTCACTCGTGAGACCGCGCTGCGTGTGCCCGGTGTGAAGCGCGGGCACGGCATCACGTGCTCGATGCTCGCCGGCATCCCGTTCTTCCAGATGGACGGCGACAAGCGCACCGAGGAGCAGCCGGCCTGGCTGACCAACACCCGCAGCGGCGTCGCGCCTTACCACCGCATGTACGGCGCTGCGTCCGACTGGTTCTTCAACGGCTGGGCGTGCTTCGGCTTCACCGAGGACATGGACGACTGTCTGCACATCCCGTACGGCATGTGGAAGATGGACCCCGACACGGGCGCGATCGTCGTCGAGTCCAACCGCGTCCCCGAGGAGTACAAGGCCCGCCTGATCGCGGTGCCGCTCGGCTACGGCGAGAACGGCCTACTGGTCGACGGCGTCGACACGATCCGCCAGGCGCGCAACGTGGAGGCCGCGTACCAGCAGCGACTCGACAACCCGATCCCGCTGACCGTGCTCACCATGGACGCTGACCGCTGGGACGTGTCCACGCCCGAGGAGCGCGCCCAGCTCCGCGACGAGTGGAACGAGGGCCGCAAGAAGAACGCCACCGCCATGAAGCCGACGTGGCTCCAGGTCGACATGCCCGGCCAAGTGCAGACCGACCTCTACGAGACCGGCCGCAACGCCGTCCGCCTCGATGTCGCGAACCACACCGGACTGCCCGCCTCGATCCTGGAGGGCGTGCGCCAGGGCGGCGGCGGCGGCGGCACGGAGATTCGCTACAGCGGCGTGCAGAACGGCGCGAGCCGCAGCGAGCTCTGGGACTTCGGGCTCGCCAAGCGGATGCTCCACGCGTTCGAGGCGCGCATGTCCCTCGACGACGTGTGCCCCTCCGGCCGCAGCATCCGCGGCGACCTGACCAACCTCCAGGCGATCCCCGCACCCAACACCACCCCCACGAGTGAGGACTGACATGCCGGACATTCTGATCGAGGGCGGCGAGGTACTCGCCAACCTGGACGAGCGCACCATCACCGGTCTGCTGCTGCCGTACGGCGAGGAGGGCCGCACCAACGTCGGCCGCTTCAAGGTCATGGCCGGCGACATCGCCATTCCCGAGGATCCGTCCGTCGTGACGCTCAACCTCGACCACGACCGCTTCCAGCCCACCGGCCGCGCCACCCGCCTCTGGGAGCAGCTGCCCCACGGCATCATGGCGACCTTCGCTGTCGGCCGCACGCCCGCCGGCGACCAGGCTCTCGCGGACGCTCGCGATCCGAACGGGCTGCGTCGTTGCCTCTCGGCGGAGTTTAAGACCGGCATCAAGAACGGCCGCGCCACAGGCGGCGTCCTCGCCGGAGCTGCACTCGTACAGCGGGGCGCATTCCCGTCCGCACAGGTGCTCGCCGCCGACGCCGAGGCCGACGACGAGGCCACGGTCATCGAGGCCGGCGACGAGGCCACCGTCGCGGAAGACCACTCCGAGGCGATCTACACCGACGAGGACGGCCGCACCTATCGCCGCGTGTACGACTCCGTCACCACCGAGGCCGCCACGGAGAACGGCACCCAGACCACCGTCACCACCACCATCACCGAGGAACAGACCGACGCTGCCGCCGAGGTCGAGACCGAACAGGAGCAGGAAGTGTCCGCATCCGCCGTCCCCGCCACCCAGCGAGCAGGAGCCCCGCTGGCCACCGCACGTCAGCGCACCGCTGACCTCCAGACCGTGTTCGCCGCCATGGCGGACGTGAAGAACCACAAGCCCGGCCAGCCCGAGCCGACCGACGCGCTCGCTGTGCTCGCCGCGCTGTCCGACATCAAGATGAACGGCACGGGCGCGCTGCCGGTCGGCGGCGACGTGATCCAGCCCAACTGGGTCGGCCAGCTCTACCAGGGCATCGCGTACGAGCGCCAGTTCATCACGCTCGGGACGCTCGGCACCGACATCACGGCCGGCGGAAAGAAGGGCTACACCCTCGACCGCGGCACCGCCTCCAGCCGCGTCGAGCACTTCGACGGCACGTGGGCCGGCAACAAGACGGCGATCCCGTCCGGCCAGGGCTTCACCGCCTCCAAGGCCTCCGAGCTGTTCCGCTTCGCGTTCGGCGTCGACATCGCCCGCGAGTTCTTCGACCTCCCCGGCGGTGCTGAGGTCGTCGAGGCGTTCCTGCGCCTCGTCGCCGAGGACCACCTGGTCTGGTCGGACGAGATCGCGCGGCAGACGTGGGTGACCATGGCTGGCGCGCCGATCGCTCCCAAGACGTACCCCGGGGTCGACGGTCACGACTACGCCGGCGCGATCGGCCAGGTCATCCAGGGCATCCTCGCCGTCAAGGGCAAGAAGGCGGACGGCCGCCGTGACCAGCCGTCGTTCGTCATCGCCAACGAGGCGGCGTACGAGCAGCTGATCTACACGCCCAAGGATCTGATTCCCGAGTTCGTCAACTTCACGGCGAGCACCGACCAGGAGGGAACCGCGGACGGCCTCAAGCTCGTCGTCGGTGACGTGGGGATCGAGGACACCCCGGCCGTCATCGTCGGCTCGTCCAAGGCCGTCGAGTTCGACGAGCTGCCCGGCGGACCGCTCCACATCGACGCGCTCGACCTCGCGCGCGGCGGCGTGGACAAGGCGATCCACGGCTACCTCCAGCGGTTCATCGTGCGCCCCGAGGCCGTCGTCCTCGTCGGCACCGCCGACACCGCCGGCTGATCCATCATGGTCGCCTGGTACAGCGCGGACACGCCCGAGGAGCAGCAGCGCATCAGCGCGGCATGGGCGGACGCACCGATCGCCAACGAGGAACTGTGCGGGTTCATCCTCGACACCGCGCAGCTCCAGGTGCGGGAGTACGCGCCCCAGGCGACCATGGGCGACGCCCTGGCCGCGGTCCTGCTGCGGTACGGCGTGGCCGACAAGCTGCCGGACGTGCTCGCCGTGCTCGGCGCGACGACCACCGAGCCGCCGTTCAACTACGTTCTCGCGCAGCTCCAGCAGGCCCGCAACCTGTGGAACGCCGGCCGCACCAGCGGCGAGGGCGAGGTCGGCCCGGACGGGTACGTGTTCCGCCCGTACCCGCTGGACAAGACCATCAAGCAGATCATCCGCCCGATCGACGGGACCCCGCATGTTCTCTAGCATCCCCGCGTTCCGCGGCGAGCTGGCCGACCGGCTGCGCTCGGTGCTGCCCGAAACGTGGGCGATCGAGGAGGACTTGTCTGCCCCGGACAACACGCTCACCCCGGCCGTGTACCTGGAGTTCGACACGATCGCCTCCACATTCAACGGCAAGCCGATCCCGCACGGATCGGTCGCGGCCGAGACCAACGTCATCCTCACCGACCCGCGCACCGACCGCGGCGGCGAGAAGGGCGTCGAGGAGCACCTGGTGACCCTCATCGGCGCGCTCGACGAGCACACCGACCTCCACTGGGACTCCGCTCGCAAGCAGAAGATCGACCGCTCAGGCGTCTACTCGTGGGCGCTCCGCCTCATCGCATTCGTATCCACCACCGAAACCACCCAGGAGTAAAGCCATGGCACTCATCGCCGTCAAGCCGTTCGTGCTGCGCGACTGCGTCCTCGCGATCAAGGACGGCGCGACCGCCGTTGGCGAGTACGAGGCGCACGTCTCCCGCGTTCAGTTCAACGCCAACACCCCGACCGCCACGTGGAAGGGACTCACGCCCAGCTCCGTGCACCGCGACATCGGCGGCACCGAGTGGGAGGTCGTGCTCGACTACGCCCAGGACTACGAGACCGCCAACTCCCTCGCGCAGTACCTCCTCGCCAACCCCGGCAAGCAGGTCACCGCCGAGTTCACGCCCAAGAAGGGCACGACCGCCAAGAAGGTCACCGCGACCATCACCCTGCTCCCCGGTGGGATCGGCGGCGCGCAGGGCGAGTTCGCGACATCGTCGGTCACGCTGCCCGTCACCGGCCAGCCCGTCCTCGCCTGATCGGGGATACCTCGGTGGGCAGCGGACGCATCAGCCTCAACATCGACTCGCCCCTGCGAACGATGCTGCTGGCCGTGCGTACCGTGCCCGCCGAGGTTCGCCGGCAGATCGCCGCCTCGACCAAGCGCGAGGCGCAGCCCATCTGGTTCGACGAGGTACGCGACGGGGCCGGCACGCGGCTCCAGCAGCGCGTGCTCGTCGACTCCGCCCGCGTCGGCGTCACCCAGCGCAACGTGTTCCTGCGCTCGGGCGGCACCGGCTCACTCCGCAGCGGCACGCCCGTCTCCCGGCTCGCCTCCGCCGCCGAGTGGGGCATGGGACCGGACAAGCCGATCACCGCCACGAGCAGCCGAGGCAAGCGGTACACGCGCCGCGCCGGCAACGCCTTCCCGCCGCCCCGCCGCACCGGCTACGTGTTCCGGCCCGCCGCGGCCCGCAGCATCCCCCGCTTCGCGTCCCTGTGGATCCAGACCGCAGTACGCACCATCCTCGACGCTTTCGACGGAAAGGCCTGACATGGCACGCGCTCACGAAATCGGGATCGCGGCGGACGCCCGCGACTTCGAGCGCGGCATCCGCGACGGGGTAATCAACCCGGTGGAGGAAGCCGCCGACGCGCTCGACGACCTGGCCGACGCCGCGGCCGACACAGGCGCGGCCACGGCCGACACGGGCGCGGACGGAAGCCGAGGCATCGAACGGCTCGAAGACGCGCTGCGCGACGCTCAGCGGCAGACCGACGACCTAGGCGACAAGGCCAAGCGAGCCGGATCGGACGTGCGCGCCGGCATGCGTCGCGCAGAGGACGGCGTTGGCGAGTTCCGGGACGAGGCCAACTCCACCGCACGCGAGGCGGCGGCATCGTTCGACGGATCCGCGGAGTCGATCGGTGACGCCTTCCAGGAGGTCGCGGCCAACGCGTTCGCGGGGTTCGGTCCGGCCGGTGCCGTCGCGGGCATCGCCGCGGCGGCCGGCATCGGTCTCGCCAAGGCCGGGTTCGACGCGGTCAACGAGAGCATCGAGGCATCTAAGGAGCGCACCCAGGAGTGGGCCGACGCGTTTATCGAGGCCAACGGACGCGTCCTCGAGCAAACACAGATCCAGACGAACGTGCAGTCGATCCTCTCCGACGAGACCGGCAAGCTCGCTCGCGCCCAGCAGATCGCCAAGCTCACCGGGCAGGACCTCAACGATGTCGTCGCGGGCATGGCTGACCCCTTCGGCGCGATGGGCAAGGTGCTCTCCGACGAGGTGAACGACGCGCTCGACAACTACCGAGACAAGGCACGCTCTGCTGCTGGTGAGACCGGGACCGCGAATGCCGAGGCCATGGCACAGACCAGCCTCCTGACCCTGCTGAGCCAGACGTGGAAGGCGCACACTGACGAGGTGGGCGGCGGCGCCGACGCGTACGACCTCTACGCGCGCGCAGCAGGTCGCGCGCAGACCGCGAACCTTGAAGCGGCCGTCGCGGCGGGCGAGGCCACCAAGCGCGTCGACAAGTTCGGCGACGCGGTTTACACCCTGCCGGACGGCAAGAAGGTCTACGTCGACGCCGAGACCGGCAAGGCGACCGAGGATCTGGACGACATCAAGCGCCGGATTTACAGCGTCCCCGACGCGACGGTCAAGGTGCGCGTCGACTCGTCCGAGTGGGACTGGTATCAGCCGCAGCCGAAGGTCGCCCGCATCATCGTGCGGGGCGGGCTCGGCACCGGCAGGCGGGAGGTCTGGGAATGAGCACGGTCATCGACGCGGGACGCATGGAAACGATCGAGGTCCGCCGCAACTGGCAGAAGTACCCGGCTGACGCGCCGTCTGGCCTGTCAACGTACGGCGGATACAGGTCCGTCCTGACCAACCCCGGCGGCTACCTCCGCGCCACCGTGAACGAGACAGCGCCCAACGCTTCCGGCGTCAGTGGCTCCAGCAATATCATCGCGATGCCCGCGGCTGCAGCCGGGGAGCCGTGGCGTTGGTCAGCTGACGTGCGTGGCACGGTAGCGGGAGGCCTCGTCCTTGTGGCGATGCAGTTCTACAACTCGGCCGGCACGTACATCTCCAACTCGCAGATGAACGGCACGCCGGTGGCGGTCAATGCCACCGACTGGGTCGAGGCCTCCGTGTCCTCAATCGCTCCCGCAGATGCCGCCTATACACGCGTCATCATCGTTGTCAGCGGCACGTCGACAGTGGGCGACGTGCTCGACGTGCGGCGCATCACCGCCGAGAAAACGGCGACGCGGCTCGGCGCTCCGTTCTCCGGCGCAGCATCGCCGGATCCGGGGCTGACCGTCTCGTGGGACGGAACGCCGTTCGCGTCGGAGTCGATCGCGTGGCTGACGCGCCCAGTGCAGGTTGAGCCGATCCTGGTGGACGGGTACGAGACAACTCGCGCAGCGCGATCCGTCGTGCACACCGTCGTCGGGCGCACGTTCCCGGACGTGACGCTCCGCGCGCCCGGACCCCGGCGAGGCGCACTGCGAATGCTGTTCGCGACCGAGGCCGAGGCGGTGCGCGCGTTCGCGATCCTGTCCGAGCCGCGAGCGTTCACCCTCTCGGAGCCGGACCTGCCTGGCATCGGAATGCGGTTCGTGGTCGCTGACGGCGACCTCTCAGCCGGTCTGGACGACACGACCCGCAGGGTCTGGTGGGTTCGCGTGCCGTTCGTGGAGGTGGAGGGATGATCCGCGGCGAGCAGCTGACGGCCGTTCTGATCGGCTCGCCGGACAAGCCCCTATCGGTGCGCGGGGGGTCGATCAGTCTCGACACCGGGGCCGCACCGCACGTCGCCGGGCAGCTCGTGATCGCGCTGCCGGACGCGGCCACGCTGGCAGGGCTCGACCCGCGCGCGAACGCGCGCGTGCGCCTGACGTGCACGCCCGTGAGCGAGGACGGCACGCCCGGCACCTCCCGCGTGTTCAACCTCGGCGTCCGCGAACGCCCGCGTGAAATCGACGGCGGCACGGTCAGCCTCACCCTGGCCGGCGACGAAGCGCTGCTCATGGACTACGCACCGCTCGCGGACGACACCGCGCCGCGCGATCGCGCCGCGTCCCTACGCGCCGTCGTCAACTACGTGCTCGGCAAGGCGGTGCCCGGCGCACAGCTCGCCACGAGCCCCGCGAACGACGCCGACGTGACGCCGTACTGGGAGCTGACCAACCTCGTGATCAATCCGTCCGTCGTCAACGGTACGACGGGCTACCTCGCGGGAGCGAACGCCCCTGAGGTGGGGACGACCACGGTCGAGCCCCACGTCGGCACGACGTGCCTGTACTGGCGTGCTGGAGCCGCGGGGGAGTCCTCGATCCGTACGTACTCGATCGGCGTCACAGGTGGCATCGACTACCGATTCAGCGTGTACGTCCGCAACGACCACGCGGGCGGGCGCAGCATGCGGCTGCAGCTCCGGTTCGTGTCGAACGACCAGGATCTCACCCCGATCAAGACCGTGTCGGGCGCGTGGCAATCCGTCCCGGCGGGGCAGTACACGCGCCTCACGCTCGCCGCGACCGCCCCGCCCGACGCGCGGGTCATGGCGTTCGTGATCGGACAGGCGACCGCGGCTAACGACACCTTCCGCGCCGACGCGTTCATGGTGCACGAAGACGTTGGCACCGTCGAGAACTACTTCCAGGGTTCGGGCATCCCCGCCCCGCCCGGATACGAGACCGCCTGGACGGACGTGCAGAACCGTTCGCAGAGCGTCCGCACCCCGCTCGTGTCCCGCGACCCTGACGCCCTGGTCTGGCGCGCTGGACAGTCGGCGCTCGACTTCCTGGTGCCGCTCGTGCAGTCATCCGGTCTGCGCCTCGTCTGCGACGAGCAGCGCGCATGGACCCTTCGCGCCGACAGCTATCGTGCGGCGGGCGCGTTGCAGCTGCGCGAGGGGGCCAACGTCACGGACGGCACCATACAGATCAGCCGCGACGACGAGAGCTGGTTCGACGCCGCCGTGGTCCGGTACACCTGGACCGGCCGTGACGGCCTCCAGCACTCTGAGGTCGACGCGTACGCCCTCACCACGCCGTACACCCGGCCACGCCTGTTCGAGCGGGACACGCCTTACCCCGGTCCGGGGTTCGCGCAGTACGCCGTGCAGCGCGCACAAGGCCGCGGCCGGGAGGTGACCGCGAGTGCGCAGACGGATTGGGCCGTGCGCGCCGAGATGGTCGCCTCCATCGTGCCGACCGGCGAGCCGTCGCAGCTCGGCACTGTGCAGCGCGTGGAGTTCGACCTCGATCAAGGCGAGATGACCGTGGCGGTTCGGTCGGTCGACGCGGCGGCGGGCTCGTGGCTCGGTGCCACGGTCGACTACCCGACGCAGACGTGGGCGCAGGCCGCTGTCCAGCGGCCGACCGAGACCTGGAAGCAAGCAGCAGAGAGGACGGCCTGACATGGCTGAGACATACACGGGCACCGAGGGCGCAGCGGCACTTGCCGCCGGCCTCGATGTCATGGACGGCGGCGAGCGGTGGGCCGCTGACGGCCCGGCCGCGATCAACAAGACGCGGGACATGATCGCCAACCGGGTCCAGCCGATCGCGAAGGGCGGCACCGGGGCCACGAGCGCGGCGGCTGCGCGCTCCGCGCTCGGTGCCGCATCCGCGAACCACACGCACACGGCGAGCCAGGTCACGACCGCCAGCGGGATCACCGTGCAGGCGTCGCTGCAAGAGGCGCACGACATCGCGAACCTCGCGGACGAGAACGCCGGAACCGGCATCATGCTCGCGAGGACCGCGATGGACGGCGGGTTCTTCAACCCGGTGTGGGATCGCCAGGTCACCGCGAACTACCGCGCCGCGTACATCAGCCGTTACGACAACAACGACATCCGCCTCGGGCACACGGTCAGCTCCGAGCGGTTCAAGGAGAACATCGCGCCGCACGACATCACGGACGAGCAGCTCGCCGCGCTCCAGCTCGTGTCGTTCCAGTGGCGCGAGGAGGTCGACCCGTCGCGGCACTTCGAGGTCGGTCTGATCGCTGAGCGCGTCGCTGAAGCCGGCATCGACTTCGCCGTCTACCGCGGCGAGGACGGGCAGGTCGAGGGCCTGGCGTACGAGCGCCTGTGGCTCGCCCTGCTGCCCGTCGTGCAGCGCCAGCAGGTCGCCCTCGACCTGCTGGCCCAGCGCCTCGACGCGCTGGCCCAGCGCCTCGACGCGCGCGACGAGGACGGGGGTGAGTGATGGGCGGCGCGATCGAACGCGTCGACCTCGGCCACAGTCGAGGCTGGCTCGCACCGGCCGCCGCGCAGTCGGTCCAGCGGATCGACTCGCACCTCGGCCGACCGCTCGACATCAACAGCGCCGGGCGCACGCCCGAGCAGCAGCAGGCGATGGTCGACCGGATGAACGCGGGCGGACCGTTCGCGCTCCCGGTCGGTCAATCCATCCACGAGCAGGGCAACGCGCTCGACAGCGACGACCTCGCCCGCGCCGACATGGTGCGGCTGCTCGCCGAGCACGGCTGGACCCGCACAGCCCTCGCCCGCGGCGAGTGGTGGCACGCCGAGTACAACCCCGACAACGACCAGCACGAAGGAGACGACATGTTCACCAGTGAGGACCGCGCCAAGCTCG